TTAGTATATCAACGTTGTCTTCTGATATTTCAAATAGTTTTGAATATAAATAAGCAAAATAATCTGGATCAATATCTGGATTTTTTAATTCTTTAATATTACAAGCATTATGGAAATGGTTGAGAACAAAAGGTGATAATCTTATTGAATTCGGGGTAAACACTTTTTCGAAAATTTGGAATTTTGGTGTTAAAGAAACAATTGAATATATTGAAAAATTAGGTGCAAAAACAATTGTTAAAGAAGCGTTTGGTAGAAGTTTTACGACTGGTATGAAAGCAATTGGCGGAATAGTTGCGCGTTGGGCCGGAAAAGGATTAAAATGGATACCGGGAATTGGTTTATTATTTGGATTAGCGGAATATTTTGATTATATGAATCAAGATAATCCAGCAGCAGCATTTTTAGCATTAGGGAGTGGTATTGCATCAATTTTTCCAGGAGTAGGTACAGCTATATCAATTTTACTCGATGTAGCAAATATCGGATTAACGGGAACTGAAACAGGTCGAACAATATCAACTGGATTTAAAATGTATTATGACTCTTTTATGAAGTTTCTGCGTAAAGTTCCGATTATTGGAAGTTTAATACATTTCTCCGAAGCATTAGGTCATTTATCAAGTGGTGATTTTGCAAAATTCGCTGAAAGTATTGTAAAATCAGGATTAGTCAATATTGGTGTTGGCTTTTTTACAGATATTGATGAATTACCTAAAAAAATAACCAATACTGGTGAAAGCTTAATAAAATGGTTTGGTGAAAAATGGGATGCTACGAAAACTGCTATACACGATTCATTTTCAAAATTTTTTTCATGGATTGGAAATCTCGGTACTGCAATAAAAGATTCTATACTTGAGATATTACCTGAACGTATTCGAAAATGGTTTGAATCTGGTGAAGATCCTACAGTTGAAAAAGCACGTCCAAATTCAATTAATAATCAAATAATGGGTATACCAAGTCAATATCGTACACCATCAATTAAAGGACAAGCGGTTATTGAACAACCAAAAAATATCACCTTTCAGCCAGCAAATGAAGATAAATTATATACAATGGATCAAACTAGTGTATTTGCAAAACCAGATGATATTTTAGGTAAAACATTTGAAAATATTAATAAACAATTATCATCATTGAATAATCAAATTCAAAAAAATACAAAAATACTTATTGAGCATACAGAAATCTTCCAAAAAATATTAGATATTGATCAACAACAATTAAACATGTTACCAGCATTAGCTAGTACACCAGAAACTAATGATAAACAATTTCCACTATCAAATATAGAATCGGATCGTATCTATGCATATCGCAATCGTATCCGCGAAAATAGAATTGGGAGAATATAATGGCTATTTTAAAACTAGCAAATTTACCGGATGATTCCATCAATAAATCAAAATATTATGATATTGTTAATAATTATCCATGGACTTTAACACCACCAAAATTACGTAAAAATGTACCATATATTAAATTAACAGAATATGAACAAGATGTTTGTACATTATGGGCACAAATTGCATATTGGATTACAAATTTGAAAACAACAGGGTTAGATGAAAGCCTCAATCCATATCAAAATTTATATCATGCTTTAAAAACAAATACAACATTTGTCTTACCTTATTTTGAAGTATATGATCATAATATAAATCAAGATTGGCAAAAAACAAAAGGTGTTCAAGATTATTCCCTTGCAAATACATTAATAAATATATTTGCTACTGTTCAAAAATTTAGAAAAGTTGCACCGGGTACAACAGTCAATCAACCACAAGTTTGGTCGGGTGTAGGTGCTTCTTCATATACAATTAATTTTCATTTATTTAATACTACCGGTGAAGATAAAATCATTGAAAAAAATTTATTATTCAAACAAAGACTAGCAATGTCTACATTACATGATCAACGATCTATTATTTTATCATCTCCACCAGCTTTATTTGAAGTGGAAATACCGGGAATACGTGTTTCCCCTGCGGCAGTCATTTCACAATTATCAGTAAATAATATTGGTCAAATGAATTTAATGCAAATTAATGGTAAAGATCAAATTATCCCCGATGCTTGGGAATTTAATGTTCAAATTACAGAATTAATTTCTGAAAGTAGACAAATATATGATGCAATGAAAAGAGGTTCGTTAGATCCAGTTCGGTCAATTACTGAGAATGAAACGCCTCAAGCTCCAGAAACAATTTCAACACCTTCACAACAACAAATCGAACAATTGAATCGTACTGCATAATATGAAAATCACAGATATAAAAGATAAAACAGTAGAAATTACTTCAGAAAATTATGAAAATATTTTCAATGTTTATACAGATGAAAATGCTTTCTATTATTACAATCTATTAAAAAAAGTAGATTTTCCAACAGATTTAGACCCTGAAGTATATGATTATTATGAAACACCAACTGTTGACACATATCCTAATATTGCTTATAAATTCTATAATAGTGTTACTCTGTGGTGGATAATATGTGCTGCAAATCAAATTGATAATCCTATGGAACAACCTGAAGCTGGTACATTATTAAAAATTATTAAACCGTTTTATGTTAAAACCATTTTAACCAAATTAGGTGAAAATAATGTCTAATGATAACCAACAAACCTATAAAGTATATAATCTCCAAAAATATTTTATGGAGGTAAAATTATATAATCCAGATACACCAGCCGGAAAAGAATTTATCTTAAATCCTGAAGCTATTATTCAATTAGTTATTGAAGATGAATTACATTTTTGGCCTATTCGTGGATTTTTTATATATGAAAATCCATATGAAGGATTTGAGAGAAAAATGGCTTCAAATAGTGATTTAGATAAATCCGAATTAGATGCTAATATTCGTGCCAAATTAAAAGAATTTCAACCTTATGTATTTCGTAATGATGGAAAAGATTTTTTAGAGATTACTATTCGTCCAGTCTTAGAAGATGGTAAAGATTTACCGATTAAAAGTTTACCATCGGATACTTGGGAAATGAAATATAAATGTGTTATTTATGATAAAGAAGATATCCCCGTAAGTAATATTACCCAAAAAATGAAGAAGTATTATTTTTGGGATGCAGATTATCAAAAAATGTTAGATAATACTATTCAATGGTCTACAGCAACATCAACTTTAAATCCTGCAAAATTACCAGAATCACAAATTAGTCAAGCAACCGATGATCAACGGAAAATGCCAACAGGATTAGCTATCCAATCAATTTTAGAAGATAATGGATTTTTAGTTGATAAAAATAACTTTAATACTGGATCAACAAAGATTTTTTATACTAGTTTGGAAGAGAAAAATATATGGGATAATATTGAATATATTTTAGATCAACATTTTAGTACACAAGCTGCAACTAATAATCCAACAAACATAAATGATTTATGTATTTTTGATAAAGATCGTTCAACGAATAAATTTGAATTACGTCCAGTTAATGAAATTTTTAAAAAAGCAGGCAATCAATCTTCACAACCGGGTATATATCAAATAGAACATTTATTCTTTGATGAAACTGGAGATATTAATGCAAATACTCCGTATAAAGCACCCTTTTTAGATAAACGCGATACAGCAATCGATGTTAAAATAGCTAAAATTAAAGAATATCAGTTTGTTGATATGTGTGCAAATGATAATACAACAAATTTTGTTACAACACCAGTACATTCATATGATTTTAAAAATAAAACATTTGCTATTCATGTTTCAAATTCTCATATTGATTTATTAGCTGAAAAGATGAAACAAATTTACATTGATAACAATTTATTAACAGTCCACGGTTCACACCCGCTAATAACATTAAATAAAGATAAAAAGAATAATAAACGTATTAATCCTGTTTATTCAATTCGTTCTGATCTAGCAGCAATTAATCGTAAAGGTATGGGAAGATTATTAGAATCAAGTTTATTTTTAAATCAATGTTTAGTGTTTCAAGTAGATGGTGCAACATTACGTCGTTCTGGTCGTTTTATTGGTATTGATCGTCAAACCTTTAGCGATAATACATTTGATTATAAATTATGTGGTCAATGGTTTGTAACTAAAGTAACACATAATTTCTTTCAAAATATGTATAATAATGAAGTTACAGCAATTAAAATGCATAGTTATGAAAATTTAAATATTAAACAAGATATTTAAATAATATGATCAACAAAGATCATAGTTTGAGTATTATTATAAAATACTGCTGAATAATAAATCCCAAATGTTCCATCGATAATTGATAAATCTTCATTATTGATATGTACTCGTGAAGATACATCCCCTCTGACTCGTGGTAAGATAATCGGATCAGAATAATGAAAGTTAGCACGAACTTGTGTTGTACCTTCATCAATAGCTAAACAAGCTTTCGGTTCACCAATACTTAGTTTCATTGGACCTTGTTCACCAACACCCGGTGTTTGATTATTTTCATACCATAGATTCCATAAAGGTAATTTCGAAGCAATTAAATTTTGATCTAATCCCATAACATTAAAATTTACCAAAATATGTTTAGTTTCATTCCATGCGATTAATGTTAATTGTTGAACAACACTTTCCCATACTGCTTCTTGTATTGGTAAACATCCAGCATTTGCAATAGTATCTCCAACAATTGGTGAAAAAGATAAACCAGTATCTCTATCATCATTTGGATCTTCAACATTTGTACAACGTAACGTATATGGTACTGAACCGGGTGTACCGTAAATTAAACATTCATCTGGTAGATATCCTGTAATAGATTGTTTAACAATTTCTGGGATAGAAGGTGGAATATCTCTTACAACACCTGATGCGGCACGTAAAATATTATCAGGAATCGTAGGTACTAATTCATTTGTTGTCGAATTTACTTTTCCGCAAAACCAATTTGGTATTGCTGGTCGAACCATAGTTTTTTTAACATTTGTATTATATTGTTTTACAGCTTCTAAATATAATGGACTATTTGGAATTAATCTATTATTTGGATGTAATGCTAAAAAATATTTAATTACAGCTTGAGCATTAAAAGGAACTGCTTTTGCTTTTGTATCATTTTTACGATTTATAAATTTTGGTTTAATATCCATATTATCGTTCCAATACTTTTGTACCAAGACCATCAGGAATAGTTATATTTGTACTCGGAATAACTGGAGGTATAACTTCTTCTATTTCAGGTGGTTCGGGTGTTTCAATAGGTGGTAAAGCAGTCATTGAAGCTAAGGCATCACTCAAAGAGAAGTTTTGAGTAGGCGGAATAGCTGCAATTGTTGTACGTGAATTGATACCAAGTTGAACCATTTGTGTTCGTACAGCTTCTTTATGTGGATATAAACTCATTGGTAAACTTTGATAAGGATGATAATGTTTAGGCATCATAATTACACCTTCAACTTTTAATGAACCGGGATTACCAGCAAGTGATGGTACAACACCACCTACGGCTTCAATTTTAATAGTTAATGGACACATATCGTCTGGTAGTAATTCATAAAATCCTTGTTCGGTTCGATACCAAGCGGCAGGTGCAGTAACGTGTAATAAAGCTACTTCACCTTCACACATTATACCACCTTCAAAAATTGAGTTCCGTGTAACATGTAATTGTCCTTCCACAACAACAGCATTATGATTAACTGGTACTAAGGAAATTTTTCTAGCTCTTAATGATAAACGTTCACCACCATCTATAACTACTTCATTCTTTGATGATATATTAACTTGTTCACCAGTAAAATTACAAATTGTTCCATAGATATCCAACGGACCATGTGTCATGATATTGATACCTCTGGCACCAACTAATAATTTATATTTATTCATACATGTTAAATTATAATCACCACCGGGTATATCCGCTACATCAACATATTCAACATGTGGAGAAGGTTTGAAATTTTCAAATGTTCCTTGTGGTGAAACCCAACATCCATCAATTTTTAATTTTCCAATTGGATCAACACGAAACGATTGCATATCATTCATAACTAATCCAATAGTTTCAATTTTATTCATTGAAACAGTTTTAATTTCATCACCGCCTAATCCAAGTTCTTTTTCTAATTGAAATAGTTGTGGAGATAACCGTTGAATAGTTTTATCTAATTCCCCACCGGGTAATTTTGCTGGATCTTTTAAAAAGTTACCATCTTGTGATGATGGAGAAAATCCTGTACCTTTACAACAAGGGCATCTCATACCCCGGTAATAACCCGTTAATAATTCGAAAGGATGTGTAGCGGGTTCACATGGGGGTACTGTTTGTGTAGATGGTTCTGTAGCATAAGGGTTAACAACACTATAACAAGTTCCTGAATTTAAAATAGTAAAAAATAATAATGATTTATCAGCAATTAAACAAGATTCTAAAGGGTCTTTAATATATGGAACTTGTGCCCACATTGATAAAGGATCACCATAATTCGAATCATATGGATCATAAGGTTTTCCACCACAAATTGGACATTGTATAAAACCATTCGAAAATAATGGCATTCCGTTTGCACCTATTTCACCTGTTATACCATTTCGATTTTGTAATGGTGACATATCATTTGGATTACCATCAGCCGTTACTTCTCCATATTGGGCACGTTGAACATCAAAAAGTAATTTATATTTATGTATTTCTTTATGTATATTTAATATATCTTTGACTTTCTGTATATTTGTTTCACCAATATTTAAATAACGATCACCACCAATAATATTATCATTATTACCTTTAATATATTCACTTTTATTATGTTTAATAGTTAAGAATTGATCACCTATAACTAATTTTTGATCATTATTGGTAGCTAATTCAATATTTGCATAATTGTTAAATTCTTTGAATGATCCTGAATAATGTGTAAATTTTAATATTTCACGTAAATCTGTATCAATTAATTCAATAGTATTTTTATTACTATTCAAAACAGTTTTAGAGCGAAATGTTTTATTATCTTCTGTCAATGTTGGATTGTTATTTGATTTTGATATATTTTCATAACTAGCTGGATAATCGACAGAACTATTATCATTTTTATCAGATGACATTGTATAGATTCGTTTTATATCATCTTGACTATAAGCACTTGCAAAATATACTGGAAAATTTACATCACCATTGATAAAAAAGCAATACACATGTGATCCAACATTTGGAATACTGAATAAACCGCGAGCTAAATTTGAATAATTTGATGGTGTATATTGGTAAGCATATTGATTTGTATATTTATTTTTATGTAATTCAGTTTCCGTAAACGCATCTGCATATGTATTCACCCCGATGTAGTTTTGTGTAGGACGACTACCTTCTACTGGTTTATTATCTTGCCAAGCGTTTGAATCAGACGTTGTTCCTTCACCGACAAATCCATTATAACGGCCTGAAGCATTTCCACCGGCAATCGGACCTGCATATTCAGCCCATGGTAATATCTTTTTCAAATCTTCTAAAATTGTATTAAGTGTATTATTCTTTGTTTCTTGACCAATGAAATTAAAAAATTTATCTACATTTTTATTTTCATTATCGGTATAAAGGTTTTTCAACATTGGTCCTTTATGTGGAATATATATTTTAATTCTTCCGCGCATTTCGGGATCATTGTTTTGAACGACAATACCAAGATAAATTTTATGATCTATTTCCATAATTAGCTTTCAGATGGTGGAACAGGTTGTAATACAGTATTATTTACCATATTTGTCGGTTGACGCAAGTTATTACCTTTTTGATCAATAATTGTTTTATTCTTTTCAACGTTTACTTCAAATATTGTATTCGATATTTTTATATTTTCTTCAACTGGAACAAGATAATTTATTAATATTAATTGATCCAATAAACTACTTCGAACTGTACTCTTCACTAAAGGTATTAAAAATGAATTCATATTGATATGATTATTGATCCACATAATATCACCAGTTAAGTGAAATGCATTTGCCGTATTATGTGGTTCTCGACGTTCAAAATAGAATTCATTTGATAAATTACCAGCAAATCTTTTATTTAGATCAGTATATGTTGTTTCGATACTTACACGTAGATCTTTTGAAACTTTACGACGAATATTTGAACGAATTGAAGTTGGGATTGAACTACTCCAATCTTCAAGTTGCAACGATGGTTTATCTGGTGTATATCCTAAAAATGAACTTCCAACATGTTCTGAATACGGCTGAAACATACTCAAATATTGTAATGATTCATCAATCATTGGATGACGATCACGAAAGTATCTAACATATTCTCTAGTTTCTGAAACACCTTTTGACGGTAATTCTTTATTTAAAGCTTCAATAACCGTTGCCGATTTTTCTAAACTTGTTGATTTAGAATCTTCATAAGATTTTTTATATTTCATTTCTCCAATAACATTTATATCTTTATTATTAGAGGATGGGGTTGCTAGTATACTCGAAACGACATTCACAGAGGGTTTTGTCGTTTGATATGTTGGTGGTACTACATCACAATTAAGTGGTAATTTTGGGATATTAATATTAAACGTATTTAATAAATTATCTTTAGCCGCTTTTAATAAATCTTGAATATTTACAATTGGTAACGTTGGAAGGGATGGAATATTAATTTTTGGTATTTGATTTATAATTTGGGAAATAGTAGATTTTGCAAAAGCGTTAATTTTTGCAATAGCGTTTATTTCTTTAATTTTACAATTAAGATTTTCAATAGACATTTGAAATATTTATCAAAAATATCAAATTATCAGTCCCCTTCAATACGATTCATAAATTTTAAAAAGATTTGACGTACATTCTCAAACATAGCATTAATTTCTTCTTGATTCTTCATACAAGAAATTGTAACTTGTTTACCTTCAAATGTATATCCAATAATAATAAACGATTTTAAATATTCTGTAACTATTTTTTGAAGTATCAAATAATCATTTTCTGTTTTCGTATTTTCTTTTTGTTTATTAATTATTTCAGCTTTAATAGCGTCCGAAATTTTTGCATTTAATTCTTTTATAATATCAGCATCTAATTTTGGCAAATTTTCTATATTATTTGGAATAGGTTGGGGTACAAGTTTTGTTACATCTTCTTTTGAAAAAGAAGTATTCTTTTTATTTTTCATTAGTAACAACTCCACCATATTCTTTTCGTTTTTGTGTAATACCATATTTATTCAAATGTGAGAGTATTACTTCAATTGAAGATGTTTTAATTTTATATGATGGTATTCTTTGACCACCATCAGATAATTCTAAATAATTATCACCGAGTCCATTTTTATTTTGAAAACATGTACAAAATATAGAACTATTACCGGGATCTATAATAACAGTCCAAACTCTTGCATCCATAGATGAATAATTTGTAAATAATTTTTCAACGGCATATCCTGAGTCATATAATCGTTTAATAAAATAACTCATTGATGTTGGTTTGTTGGCCATATAACTCCTTATTTAAGTAAACTTGATGTTATGTATTTCAATAAATATTTATTTTCTCTAATTTCAAATACAACAACACCTTTTTCATTTATTCTCAAATTTACATTTTTAAATGTCAATGATGATAATAATTTAAAAATATCAAAACGTAATGGTAAATTTGAAATAGCTAAATTTCCAGTAATTTCATTTGTTAAAAATAAATTAAGACTATCAAGATTTGGAATGGTTTTATCAGTTAATTCGGCCATTAGGCTAGAATTTTTAATAGATAAATAAATCTTATTTGTTTCACTTGTAAATGATGAAACTTTTATTAATTCATCTATTTTTTCAGATGGTATAATTATATCTGTTGTAAACTGTAAGGACCAAATCTTATTAATATTAATTGGAGCTTTTGGTATAATACCATCTTCTTTGAGATGATATTTAAAATTAGTAGTTTCAGATTTAAACGAGATGGAATTATTTTCAATTTCCAATTGCACGATAGGTAAATCAATACAATTGAATGCTTGAATCAATTTCTTTAAATTCCCAATATTTAGATTAATTGATTGCACATCAGATGGTAAAACAGTATTTACTTCTAATTGTGTATATAATATAATAGATTGTTTATCCGTAGTTGTAAATGTAGTACATTCAATTAGATTAGGTTTTAAACATATTACAGCTTGTTCGGAAAACTTACTCAGTGGTATTAGGAATTGATTTAGAAACATTAGTCTGTCTATTGTTACTATCATGTATATCACTCTTTAGTTGTTGAATTTGTTTATAAATACTACGATTGTTTACATTTTTCTTCAAATCTTTAATTTCTTTTTCTAAGTTCTTTACTCTTTGCTCTAAGAGAAGATTATCATTCTTCAACTTTTTTTGCAAGCGTTCTTGTATATTTTTGGGTCTTTTTGCAGTCCAATTTTCTATATCATCAAGATCTTTCAGATACTTCGGATCGACCAGTATTATATTTTCGTTTTTCATTTTTTTTCTTCGATAATAATTCATTAAGTTTTGCATTAATCATATCAAATTTTACATTAAGTAATTTTATTTGATCATCAAAATAATCAACTAAATTATTATAATCACTTCTTTTTTCAAAAGGTAATAATAATTCTAATTGTTGTGGTTGAGATGGATCAACCACTTTTACTGGTGGTGATAGTTGAACCTGTGGTTGAACAGGTCGTTGAATCGGTTGTTGAACCGGTTGTTGAACCGGTTGTTGAACCTGTGGTTGATCAGGCCGTTGAACCGATGGTGGTAACGGTATAAAATTCAATGAATTTGTAACCGGTAACATTTCACCATTAGGACCGGGAATAAATTCAATATTCGACGGCATGGTTGGTATATTTACTGGTTGAACATTATTGTTGTTATTTGGATGTAAAAGTTCGAGACCCGCTATGGCCTGTTGAGGATTTACTAATTTTGGTAATTCAGGTGCATTTTGATTTAAATACGCTCTCTTCGTTGCTTGTAACGAAGTATTCACCTGTCTTGCAAAATTTAATATATCTAAAGCTTCTTCATTTAATGGTGCCATAGCGGGTCTTCTTTCTAGGTATTATAGTTACTTATTATTCTGTACATCGTTTAACAACATATCTAATTCATCATCAGTAGGTTGAATTGATGTAGTTTGATTAGCCAAATTACTTCCAACATTCTTATCGGTAGAAGCAATGTTCTTGGTAGTAGTATGCCCGGCTGCATTTTCTAACTTTGTTGTAGTATGTTCTGATACATTTGATGATATATCATTTGGAAAATAATGTTTATTCATCATTTCTTCTAATTCATTCCATGTGTTCCTCTTATAAAGAGTTGTTAAATCAACTGTCATCTCAAGGATTTTATTAATCATATCAGGTGTCATGTTTGGAATCGGTGCAGCAGGTAAAAATCCACTATCACCGTAAAAAGGCCATGGCTTTTCACCCTCTTTACTTGTATTCGGCTTTGTAAGTATACGGAAACTACAACCTTGTTCATCTAGTCTCCAAACCTTTGCACCATAAATATCCTTATCTTCACCACTAATAGCCATTTCGAATTTACGGTGTAATTGCTGACCCATCTTTAGAATCTTGACAACACCATTATTTTCGGGATGCTTCAAATCACTAATAACATAAAAATTAGCTAACCAATTTTGGCGACGACGTAAAGGTTCGGAAGTCTTCTTTTGAATTGCATCATTCGATTTCCATAATTCTACACTTTTCCGACAAATTGGACATTTTTCACCATAACTATTTGGACATAATACATTAATATTACTCTCATCAAGCTTTGACTTCCATCCATGTCCATAACAAGGTACTTCACTATTTTCAACCTTTGGTAGATATGGAAGAAAACGACCAATAATAATATTTCCAATATCATCAAGCTTTAAAATATTCTTATTATTCGTTGATTCAGACTTTGCCTTTGCCGCATTAATAATCTTGTTTGCGATTTCATCATAATTTATTGTTGCCATATTTTTATTCCTTTATTTTATTATTTATTGTTTATTGTTTTGTTATTTATACCTACACATTAGTTTATCACAGTCTTCGATATTGTCAAGTTATTGTTTATATTTTGTGAAATTAATTTTATCCCATTCATAAGAAATTTTTTAGCTTTATCAGATTCGAGTATCCGTTTTTTATATAAAGCAAAATTATTCGCAAATTCCGGTATTAACATTATACGTTCATCAATAGGCATATCAAAAATTTTATCATAAACCGGAATATTAAAAAATGTAAACCCTACAATGACATATGGAGAAACTTGATGTTCTGCTAAATGCACAGCCCAACTATAGGTTACTTGCTCTATCATATCAAAATATTGTACAAGGTCAATCTTTTTCTCAATACAGTAATTTTTAATATATACTAACGAATCTTTCATAAATTCTAATTGAAATTCATTATCTGGTAACTGTTCCTTAATTTGTTTCAAATATAATGTATAACTTTTAATAGCCTTTTGCGATGTATAATAATTTAAACTAAAATAAGTTTGATCTTCATATAATCGATAAGGGGCTTCAAAGAATAATTTTCTATTAATTTGAGGATGTGTCCGAAATAATTGATCAATTTTTTGTAACCAAAGATATTCTTCTGGTTTATTAGATTCAAAATTATCAAAATTATCGCGTAATTTATACGGTTTATTTTGAAAACGTCTATAAGTTTGTAGATGCAAATTATAAATGTTTTTTTGATTTTCGTTTATTTCCATTGGTATCTTTTAATTTTAACAATTTTATTGAATTATCTTTTACTATCTTCGATTTTACCAAATTTGGATACGTAATCAAGAGAATTCGTAAAATTTCAAACAAAGTCGGAATACCAGACATTTTCTTAAAAATTATTTGATAATTATCATTTTTAATAATAGATAAAAATAAAAATGTTGGATTAATTGTTTTATTATTTAATATCATCATTAATGATCCAAATTTCATTAAAAATATCTGAAATTCGTTTTCACTAAGGATTGATATTGGACTATTCTTTAAATAAGGTTGTAATTGATTGTGTTCCATTTTACTTATTTATTGCATCATTTAACGAATTCAACGCTTCATCCGTTGAGTTTATACAAATATCCTTATTTGATAAGGTTGTTGGAATTAATATTGGTTCAGTTATGGTTAATGTTTTATAATCAATTTTTAATGTAACTGATCCAGAATTTAAACCGAAACGATTTTTTTGAATACCTAAATGTATTAAACCTTGTGCTCTATCGGTTTCATCAGACCAAATACTAAATTGACAATCCGCTGTAAAAGATAATCCAATACTTTCTGAAGTTGTTTCCATACCCGGTTCAGCAACACCTGCACCTTTACGGTTTAACTGTGAAGCCGTAATACAAGGTATTTTAAACCGATAGGTAATAGCTCGTAATTGTTCTGAAATTTCTTTTACATCTTCATACAATCCACTTGTTTTATTACCATTCTTCATCAAGTTTAAATAATCTACAACTAAAGCATCAATCTTAATTCCTTTTTTAGCTAATTTTTCAATATAGCTTTGTAAATGATGAATTGTCATGCTTTTGGTCGGAAATTCTTTAATAATTAATTTTGAAGTATAATTATTTTTAAAATTGATAATTGATTCTTTTGTATGTTTGATATCATTTGCAAGTTGATTAATCGGTATACCAGTAATATTACTTGTTATACGTCTAGCATAAATAGATTCAGGCATTTCTAATGTAACTAATAAAACATTTTTATTTTGTTTTACAATATTTACAGCCAAATTACCTAAAAAGATGGATTTTCCAACATTTGTAAATCCTGTAAAAACATATAATGCTTTACCTTCTGCTAACCATCCACCACCAATTCTTTCATCTAACCATTTCCAACCAGTTGATATGACATTATTCGGTAATCCTAAATCATCACATATTTTATTAATCTGTTCAAAATAATCTAATCCTAAATTATCAATAAGTGATATAGAACAAGCATTTTGAAATAAGGTAAAGATTTCATTTGTATCAATTTGTTTATTTGCTGCTAATGTTGAAGTGGTAGATAATAAAGCCTGATAAACGGCTCGTTCACGAAAGAATATTTCTGTATTTGTGAATAATTCATCAATATTAATCGTTTCATTCAGTTTTTCATTTTTAACAAAAGTTAAAAACTTAATAAAATTTTCTTCGTCTTTTTTAGATGTTAAAAATGTTTTAATTTCAGATAAAGTAGGTTGTACATTTCGTCGTTGAAAAAAATCAACGATTATATTCATAATACAACGAACATCTTCATTTTGAAAAAATTCTGGTTTATAAAAATCTAAAATTGATGATAAATATTCTGATCGCGTTAAACTTGAATAACATATGATATATTCAAGATAATTATAATTCAGTTTTTGACTCATAAAGGCCAATATTATACCACAATATTTGTTTCTTTTTCAGCAACTTCAACAACTTCTTCACTATCTAAATCATCAACTTCTTGTTTCAAACTAGCATATTTTTCATTTGAATAACATAAATCATTTGTTATACGTTTATCCAATTCTTGAAGTGGTCCATTTTCCCAAAATTCCGCATTATCTTCAAAAGTTGATGCATATCCAATACTTGCTCCGCCTACCATTTTATATGAACGTCCATCACGTTCAATTAAATTATATTTTTCCGCAAAATTTAATAAACCACGATATTTACTTAATCCTGTTTTAAAGTTCAAATATATATCATCGGCTGTAATAAATGGTGGTACAAAACGATTTTTTGCCGTCATCGCTTTTAATGTAACACTATTGATTTTTTCTGACAAGACACTTGAAGCGCCATTTTTATCTTCATCTGTTTTATTCGTCGAAACAGATAATTGAACTAATACAGATGCAATAAATAATGGTTTTAAACCACCAGATTGTTTCTTAATGGCTGAAGGATATAGTTCATTAGGATTTTCGTAAATATGATTTGTACAAATAACGGGTGCTCCAACTTTTGCCGAACGATAAGTAATCATTCTCAATAAACTAGAAAGAGATTTTGCACGTAACCCCATATCACCAGCCGATTTATCCTTATCAATATCATTAAATTCTTTTTGACAAGACAAGTTCCCTAATGAATCAATAACAATAATAATTTGCTTTTTTGATCCTAATTCAATCAACTGATTTAACAAACGTAAAACTTGGATTTTACAATCTTCAATAATTTCAATTGGAATATGCTTAACTTTACTGATATCACAACCTAAACGTTCAGCAACAAGTTTATCAAGTGCAACTTCACTATCAAAATATGCTGCACGCTTATATGTTTTCTTTTGAGCATTTGCGATAATCTTATTAACTAATAAAGTTTTACCAGTCGCAGGTAAACCATAAAAAGTAGTAACACGTCCTGAAGGTATACCTTTATATACACTTCCAGAAATAATTGCATTTAAAGCATAACAATCAGTAGAAATCCAATCATCAACTTCTGATAAAGGACTATCTGACAAAAAAGTTGCATCACTATTTAAACTATCAATAGATTTAAAAACTTTATCTAAATCTTTTTCGCTAGTCACGGTAAGATTTGTTCCTGCTACTTCTGTTTCTGTTACAGGTAGAACTTCTTCATTTTTCTTTGGTCTGGCCATATTGATCCTTTACATTACGTGTTTTTTTAATATTTTGAATAAGTATTGAGAGATTGGAAGAGTGGGGTTGATTTTTAAATTTCTCAACCCCCGTTGATTGTTTTTTCTTACAGTTAGAACAACCCATATTAATCATCAAATAGTTTAATCGTTGGTGTGTTAGGCGGTAATCCTTGACCAGCATTCATTGGATGTTGAGGTGGTGTACCTTGCATTACCATCGGTAACTGTGCCTTTGGTGAAAAAATATGTTTATATTGTCCAACAACTCTTGCATCCAATAATGGATTTTCACATAATGTGATATTCTTCTTATATAATACCCAAGTTGTTGCTGCATTACGATCAGCTAAAAACTCCTGAAAAATCACCGGAAAGAATTGAATATTAACTTTATCTCCTTGATTTTGAACATGTAAAATAATTGGATTTTTAATATTTATACTTTCAGTTGTTTCAGATATTCTTTCTGCAAGAATTAAACGTTGCAAATTATCTAAATATACAATATGATCAACTTTATTATCCATTCGGGTATCTCCTTTGTAGTAGTCCTAATAATTTAGCATTCCTACCCCTAATTGTCAACCTATTGATTTTGTCCTTTTACTCATTTCATGATGAATTATATCTGTTTCAATATCATTCAATGGTTGTGCAATTTTTGGTGCAGGGTTTTTAATATTTTCTTCATATAAATTCTTTACAAACCAATGAGGATGTATTTTACCTGTTTTATCAAATTTCTGATTATGTATCATTTGCGCTTTTTCACATAATAATTTTTCATTTGATTCATATAATCGTGCAAATTCTAACATTTTTTGTAATTGATTAATATAACACTTTTTAGTTTCAGGATATTCAATATATGTTGAATATTTCTCAATTCGAGTAATTAAAGATTCAATATCTTCAGATATTGCGGTATTTTCTTTAGCATTTTCAGTCGATAAATTACTAATTTTATTAATTGGTTCATCTTGTGCTTTATACATTTTTTGCAGATCGGTTGTCGTAAGGATTTTAAATCCTAATTTTTCATGTACTGATGTATCGACTTGTAAATCTTGTTCATTAACCGGTTTATCTTGTACTTCATACATCTTTTGCCGATTAAGTGTATTTATTCTGTCAAATCTGTCAAATCCTAAATTGAACGCTAACTCGTCACATTTTTTCTTTAAATGTTCGGGCGTCGTATTATCAACATGTAACTCCATAACATGAACATCTTCCGGTTTCGAATTTTCGTTCATATTTTCGTTCATATTTTCGTTCATATTACTCCTTTTCTACATTCTAACAACAAAAATTGCATTATCAACTGAAGAAATCCAATAAATCTATTTTCTCTTCAAATAATGGGTTTTTAATATCCCAATTCAAAACATCTAAAATACGTTTAATAGGATTCAATACTGTTTTTTCAAACATAAGTTTTGTATCCATTTTTAATATAACTCTTAACTCATCTGGAAAATGATTTAGAAAAGCTATATTAGCCATATTATAGGGATTTGGTAGTAAATACATATTTTTAATTTTTGTACCATTTTTTAATAATTCATACTTATTTTGTAGATCTAATTGTTCAAGTAATAAATTATAATAAATCGCACCTTTAACATGTATAGGTGTATGTAATCCTACTTTAAATCCATTTGTTTTTGCAGCATATTTTTCGTAACCATTCAACGATACAGGTATTGCTAAATCATCGATATCAAATGATTGGTATTTAATATATAAATCGTTTAATAATTTTTCAGTAACTTTCGGATCACCATATTTCATACTACTTTCAATAACTTCCTTCATCAAAGGTTTTAATTTTTTAGGTGTAGATGTTTTTACAACTTCAACACCTGTATATTTAAACTTGTTTACTTTCAATCCTTCATCATCACGAATATTTAATATGTAATTTTTCTTCATTACAATAATACCCGCTGATGAAATATTTTCCCGTTTAAATTCATATGTAGAATGATTTGAATTTAATTCGGTTGAAGCCCATATATTCATTTGTTTATCGATTTCATTGTTTAAATCATTTGCAATTTGATAAACATATGGATTGATTTCATTATTCAATAAAAATGGTTGATTATTCTTTTGTAAGATTTTATCAATACTTACAACAATTGAATCTGTATCACCGAAAATAATAGGATCATATTCGATATCAAAGGTTTTAGTTAAATAGTCATAACATGTTTTTGAAGCTACACGATTACATTCTTGACCGGTTAAAGTTACAGATGCAGCTAAATCAATGTCATATACTGGACTATGTTTTTCAGCAAAGTATCCATAAATACGATTTAATAAAATCTTTTTTGTATATTGTTGATTATCAATCTGTTGTGCAGTACAATTCAATTTTTGATATTCTGAATCATCTTTAGATAATTTATGTAATTTATCTTTTATAGTTTTTAATTGTTTTTTCAATTCAACACGTTCACTATAAATATCTTCAATAATATTTGGAAAAATTCCACGAGTTTTTTGTGTAAATAAAATATTATATTTTGAAACTGCTATTTGTTCACTTTTAATAAAATTTTGAAATTTCTCATTAGATAATTTATAAGTTTTACCATTCACAACTTGTATTGTTTTAGATTCAGCATCTTGTTCAATAATTTTTCCAAATTTTGTTTCAGGTGAAATATTAACAGTTACAATCGTATTTGGATATAATGAATTCGCATCATAATATAATAAAGATTTTTGTAATCCGATTTGTGGTTCACGAACTAATCCACCTTCAAAACGTGATGATTCAGGTGGTGTAAAGGTAGATATGATTCTGTCCTTTTCTAGGGCTTTTTGTGCTGCAACACCTGTTACCAAGCCTACTGTACTTAAAGATTGTGGAAAAGGTGATAATCCCCGATAAGCTAATTCACGGCATATTTGTAAATATTGTAATTTATCTTCTAATCGTACTAATAGTCTAACGTCTTGGACATTATATTCACAAAATTGTTGCCAATCATTATCCGCTAAACTACTTAAACTTACAGCATTATGTTGTAGTTTACCAATATTAAGTTCTTCCTCCGCAATAGCGTTTAATGAATAACTTGCACGCTTATCTTTGGTAAAGATCTTATATGCATATTGATAGTCAATATGTGTAATACCTGAAATAGTCCAAACTTCTTTATATTCGGCAACACGTTTAACAACATTTTCTTGTTTATAAACTCTACCTAATGGTGATAAACGATTACACGCTTCAGGATCATTGTATAATTTATTGATTCGTCTACAAATATATGGTAAATCAAATCCATCCGAATACCAACCAGTTAAAATATCTGGAAAATTCTTTCTCCACCAACGAATAAAAGCTTTCATCATTTCTTCTTCAGTTGCAAAAGCTTTATAAATTACTTTA